ATATACCTACAATGATGTCCTGCCCTGGTCCTACCTTTGTTACAGGTGCGCCTTGACCTGATGAACCATCATGAGCGTGACCAGAGGATGCGTTAAATGCGTTTTCTACAGCGTTAAACTCTCCGTCTAAGTCGTCTGCGTCAATAACGCTACCGTTAGCGATGTTGTTAGCCGTATCTTGGCGTGTATAACCTGCCATAAGAGTTGTCCTTTATTGTCTATCGTTCTGTGTAAACTCAAGAAGTGCTGTATCAAGAGTAAATGCTGGGTTAGTTGTGTTATCTTCTATACGTATTGATATAGTCTTACCTGATCCAATGATTTGATTCTGATAAACCTTATCTAGTTCTCCCCCAAATACGGCTGTACCATATGAGGCTGTAACTGCTCCGTAGATAGAAGCAACAACACCTGAACTTATTATAGTAGTAGCTGCTGGCTGTATTAGGTTTTGGTTGTTAAATCTAGTGAAGTCATACTTAAGTGCTAAATCTATACTGAAAGAGCCTTTAGGGTCAATATATGTAGTTAGCTTATAAAAAGTCTTACGTATCTGTGGATCGGATATAGGCATATACGGTGATTCGTAAATAGCTTCAATGGGATCACCATCAAAATCATAACCTGTTTCCATTTTGTATACGTAGCCATCTTCATTAGCAAATATAATAGTCTCTGTATATTCTGTATATTTAGAGTCTGCTACAAACGCTTTTATACCTGATGTCTCACCCCATGCTAAGTTAGCTGCACCTTGGTTAGAAAACTTAGTTACGAGTAACCCACGAGCCACTTTCTTTTGTTCGGACTGTGTATAGCCAAAGATACGATACTGTGCTTTCTCCCGTATAACAATAGAGCAGAAGTTAGATGTACTTTGAGCAAACTTATAAACATCATCAGCTATAGGATCAGAAGCTACTTCAAGTGAGAAGTCACCAATTCTATCTGTAGCACCTAAGAGTCTAATACCGTCAGGAGACATATACATAATGTCACCACCAACCTCTTGTATCGTATCAGGGTCTAAACAACCAATGCCTTCTGTGATAGGGTTTAACTGGAAGTCAGCTAGAGTTGTACCAGAGAGACGTTGTATGTTGTTTCTACTAAAGATGATAAGCTGATCACGGAAAGCAATCAAACCTGTAATATCATGGCTTACGTTTATAACACCACCACCATTAGCGGCACTAAAGTCTCCTGAGTCTGAAGGTGCTGAGAAGTATAAGTTAGAACCCTTAGAGAAGAACACTGTAGTCTTAAACACTGCTACCTGTTCTACACCCTGTAAGTCTGATAGAGAAGAAATAAACGATAGAGTATTAGCTGTATCATTAAACAGCGCTGGGTAGTTAGAACCGTCTACCATTATAATGAAGTCACCTGCACCAAAGTTGTACTCTGTACTACGGATCTTACCGCCTAACAGTGTTGCCTTACCTAGTGAAGACCAAGTACTACCAGAAGATCTGTGGTATTCAGTTTTAGGTGTAGAAGCTCCATCACTTCTAGCCGCTATATACTCTCCAATATTAGCTACTTTAACACCAAGTACACGTCCTGTTCCTGGTACAGTATTGTTTGTTGCTTTTGTATAGCCTAATACTTTACTGTAACCACCAGACCTAGCTGGCTCAAAGTTCTGCAGTATAGTAGCAGAACCAACAGCATTAGCACCCTGTTGTAGAGGGCTGAGATTAGAGATGAGGCCACCTTTAAACTCAATAGGGAATGTCTGCCAATTAGTAGCCATCAGTAATGAACTCTTGTATCTCTTAAGTACTCTGTACGGTTTATGTTTATAGAACGCATACTCTTGATACCCTCTTTAAACTTGCCTTGTGATAATTGTGCAGACTGAGTGTCACCCCTGAATACATAAGCATAATACATTGCACCATCTACAACGATATGTCTGTATGGTTCTGGTATAGTAGCAACGTCTGATGATTTCTCCATATCAACACCATTAGTGTAATATTCATATACTACTTCATATGCTTTGTCTGGGGATGGTACAAACAGTAATTCTCTACTTGGCGCACGTACAACATACTGTGGTACACCTCTTACATCTGAGCTAGAGTTATACTCTATGTCTGCGTGTTTGTCAAGATATTCTTCGTAATTCAACACTTTAAGACGTTTAGTATCTACGTTAAGAGTGTCATCACGTTTTAGCCTAAAGCTATTCATATTAACAGTCTTACTGTCGTAAGGCATACTGTAGCGTACTTCACCTGCAGTTAGAACTTCTGTTTCTTCTGCGTGATTCCAAGGCCACTCAAACTCTTCTTGGTGTATATGTCTGATGGAAGCATTAACAGCATCTTTAGTGAGGTTGTAGTAACCCTGTGCTGTAGCAAAGTTAGCTGTAGTCAGTTCTACTTCGTTAAGTCTTCTGTTAACATCATTAACTAACCCGATAAAGTCATAGGCCATTCTTATTTCTCCTTAACACGTACAAATACTGAACGCTCATACTGTAAGCCTTCTACTGTAGTGATTTTACATGTAACTTTGTATCTAACGTTATTAGTACCAAGAGACAGTCGTATTGTTGCTACAGTAAGTGTATTAGTCTTTTGTACCATTTGTAGGTTATTAACAACTTCACCTGCATCAATTAGGGTCTTAACACCTTGAGCATCATCAACAAACCATGAAACACCTGATATAGTGTCGTCACCCAAAAAGCGTGACCAATCAATGCTGTAGTCTAGTATTTCATCTTTATCTTTATCAGGCCATTTGTATGACATTATTGTAATCCTTATGCTGCAATACGTACAACTCTATCTGTGTCCATTGCTTCAATTAATACTGTTCGGTTGTTTGGATCTGCTGGAATGTTAATGCTGTAACCTTGGTTAGTAGGTGATACAAAGATAACACGGTTTCTGTCGAAGCTTGCTTTAAGACTTTCATAGTCAAACTGTACAGTTGTTACTGTGAAGTTACCAGCAAATACGTTTAGTGGTACACCTGTTATCTCAAAGACGTTAGACGTTTTAGTTGTAAGTATACCAGCGTTAGTATTAGCCGCTACTCCTACAGGTAAAACAACAGCCTTAGCTTGTATGTTAGTACCAGTAGCACCAGACAGAGTAAGCGCTGGGCTTGTAAGGCTTATATTAGCCTCTGCCAATACTGTAGTTGTACCGATAATGCCTTGAGAGTCAACCCCTGAAGGTACTACATTAGCGTTTGCAGCTACTATTGTTGTGCCTACAGATGATGTAGCTGATACTGAAGCACTAAGTGTAACACTCTTGGCAGTGACGACTGTTAAGCCGATGCTACCTGTTCCTGCAACACCTGTCAAGCCTAGATTAGCTTCGCCTACAACAGTAATACTTCCTGCAGTACTTGTAGCAGAAACACTCTGTATTACAAAGCGTGTCTCTGCCGTAGTAGAGAAAGGGTTAGTTGAAAATGGTGATATACCGAAGATCATCTACTCAGCCGTGTATCCGTTTCCTGCTACGATAGCCGCATTAGCCGCTGTCATACTTTCATCTGTCCAGTAATCTTTAGCAACCATTAGTTCTAGGTGCTGAGTATTACGATCAACACAGTCTTGTCGATCTGCTGCATCATCATCTGCCATAGCATTACCTGCTATCACGTCATTGATAAGTGCAACTGAGTCATTCATTGCTGAGTAGTTCTGTGCAATTTGTTCTGCTGTTAATTCATCCATTGTTTATGCTCCTTCTAAAGCCGTAATACGAGCCTCTAGCTCTTGAATTGTTTTTACTAATAGTGGTACAAGTTTAGACTGATCTATGCCTTGGTACTCTGGGTTGCCATCATCATCAACTTCATTGTGCGTACCTGTTACTGCTTCGGGTACAACCGTAGCGGCTTCATGTGCAAGAAAACCATCGACTGTAGTGTCAGCATCAGCTATGAAGTTAAACCTTGCTGGCTTTAGTTGCTTTAATCTAGTTGTGGCATCCCATGTGTAGGCTACGTTTTCCTTCAGGCGATGATCTGAAGATGTATAATAGCTTACGGAAGTATTAGTACCTCTAACAGAACCAATAGCAGTTCCATTATTTTTGAACTGAAGGAAATACTTTGTTCCTTGAGTGCCTGTTTGGTTTAGAGTTTGAATCCAATCATCAGCCCCAGTTGCAAAGTAGGCAAGACAGTCATTACTTTGGTTTGTACTGGTATTATTTATTACTTGAAAGTAGCCACCAGCTGACGTAGAAAGT